TTATAGATTATATGGTGCAGGATCAAGCACTACAACATATAATCTATTGAGATACAGAAGACACTATTGGGGTCATGGTAGTGTACACATCACTTTGTTTCAAACATACTATAGTACAACATCACAAGGTGAATATTGGTTATTAGGACATGGTAGAAGTGATGGTAGCTATAGTCCTAGTTATGGTCTAGACTATAGAGATATTTACAATGGACCAGGTAGTGGCAGGTTATCGCTTAATTTGCCCGGCGGCTCTCCTGGTAATAGTAGTGCTGAAATTGTTGATGTTTCAATTAGTATACCAGCATATGTATATTATATGGTAAAAATAGAAATAGCACACAGTGAGTTTTATCCAACAACTAGTACTATGAGTTCCATAAATTCATATGCATTACATGCATAAGTTTAAAAGAAAGAGAAAATATGAGCGAACAATTTGAATACAGTGCAACTTGGTTATATCATCCAATCTTAATTGATGGTGTAGAATATAGTTATGATCCAAGTTTTGAAGTTCCTGTACCTCCAGAACATGAAGATTATGGAAAAACCGTACAAGAAATAGTTGGTAGTGATAAAATCACAGATGCTATGATAACAGAACACAGAGAACTAGATACTTGGGATCAAATGCGAGAGTATAGAAACAAATTGTTAATTGAATGTGACTGGACACAAGGTGCAGACGTTCCTAGCAATATTAAAGATCCTTGGGCAACTTATAGAACTGCACTTAGAGATATAACCACAGCGACAACTACAGCAGATGTTGTATGGCCTACCAAGCCAAGTTAAACATAAATATGTATAACAAAGGAATAGTCTATGCCATATTTAGGTAATCGTCCAGATAATGTTGTTATACGAAACGCACAACAAGAATTTAACTACACTGCTACCAGCAGTCAAACCACATTCACTGGTGCAGATAGTAACAACACTATACTAGCATACAATGTTGGAAATGTCGAGGTATTTTTTAATGGTGCTAGACTAGAAGAAGCAGATTTTACAGCAACAAACGGAACTAGTATTGTTCTTGCAAGTGCGGCGGCTACTAATGATTTAATAAGTGTTGTAGCAACTGATGTATTTGAATCTACAGATACAGTAAGCAAAGCCAATGGTGGAACATTTAGCAGTAATGTTACAGTAAGTGGTTTATTAACAGCAGACAATATAAGCACTGGTGGATATATCAGAGGTCCTAGCAGTTTAACAATCGATCCTGCGACACATGGCGACAACACAGGCACAGTTGTTATAGCAGGCGACTTAACAGTTAATGGTACAACTACTCAAGTAAATTCTAATGAAGTAAACATTGGCGACAATATTCTCAAACTTAACAGTGATGAAACTGGTACACCTAGTCAAAATGCAGGTATCGAAGTTGAAAGAGGTACAGGTACAAATGTAGTTCTAAGATGGAATGAAACTACTGATAAATGGCAATTTACAAATGATGGCAGTTCTTATGAAGATATAGGCGCAGGTATTAGTGTACAAGAAGAAGGCAGTGCATTATCCACAGCGGCAACTACATTAAATTTTGTTGGCAGTAATGTAACAGCTACGGGGTCAGGTGCAACCAAAACAATTACTATAGGCGGTGGTGATGTTGTAGCAGATACTACTCCACAGCTTGGTGGAGACTTGGATGCAAATACAAAAAATATAACAAATGTTGCTAACATAGAAATAGATAATTTAAAATTAGATGGAAACACTATAAGTTCTACAGATAGCAATGGAAATATTAATCTATCTCCAAATGGTACAGGCAAAGTTTATATTACGAATGACAGCACAGTTTCTACTTTAATAGTAGAATCAACAATTGATGGTACGCAAACAGCACCAGACATAGACTTATATAAAAATTCATCAACCCCTGCCACTTACGATTATTTAGGTAATCTTCTTTTTCATGGAAATAATTCCAATGGTGACAAACACCTTTTTGCTCAAGTTTTAGCTATGAATTATGGTAACACAGCAGGAGCAGAACGTGGTGCAATGCAATTTTGGTCGCTTATTGATGGTGTTAATTATAATCGCTTGTGGTGGGCACACGGCGGTTTAGTTATCAATGAATCAGGCATTAATTCATATACTAGAATTGAAGGTCTTAATGACCAAAACCTTGTTTATGCAGATGCGGCAAACGACAGAGTTGGTTTTGGTACAAATACTCCTGATTATAAACTTGATGTGTCACACGGAACGACAGCCGAATATGTTGGTACATTCCAAAATACTGCGGATAATCTTGAATTAAAGATTGGTACAACAACAGGTGGGTATTTAAATATACAAGGAGTAAGAGTTAATAATGATACTTCATATAACATAGCATTGCAGGGAGATGGTGGAAATGTTGGTATTGGTATACTAACTCCAGGCACAAGTTTACATATAAAAGATGCAATAACAAATCCCAACACGATAAGTAGTAATATAGACATACCAGCGAGTAGCAATAGTATGATGGCTGGACCAATAACATTAAACGCAACGGTTACAATACCCAGCGGAAGCTCATGGACAATAGTATAAGATGGCAAGCATATTAAAAGTAGATACAATTCAAGGAGCGACTTCAGCGGGTAGCATAGCGATGCCTACTGGCACTCCAATACAAATGGTTAATGCAGAAAATAATACCGGAGTAGTCCTTCAAGGAAACGCTACAGTAAAATTACTAGATTGTGCTATAACTACCAAGGTAACAAATAGCACATTTATAGTTCAATCATTTTGTGGTATAGGTACTTTAACTTCGATGACTAGTAATAGTGATACTGATGTTGCACTAGCATTAGGTTACAAGTCCGGAAGTGTAAGTTCAGCTTCTACAGATTATACAGGTATTGGAGGTTATCAACCCAATCGTCATAATGTTTCTTTTTCCAACGGTAACTATGCATTTTATGCTATTGATGCCCTTGCTGGATCTGCTAGTTACAACTACATATACCATGCTTTCGGTGAACCCAGCACCTGTCAGCAGTTTAGTCCTAGCGTAGCGGCTGGAACGACTCTCCAAGTTGCACTTTTTGGAGCAAGCGATGTTAATCAACACAGCATAACTTTCGGCACAAGACGCAATGACAACGCCGCTGATAGTGGAACAGTTATATACGTTTGTGTTACGGAGATTGCACCATGAGTACTTTGTATGTTGATAATCTAATAGAAAAAAGTTCTAACCATGGTGTGCATATTCCAGGACACGTTATACAATGTGTGTCAGCAAAAGGCAATAATACTCAATATTCGAATGCAAATGTTTGGGGAAATACTGTTGTAATTAATAGTATTACTCCTAAGTTTTCAACAAGTACTATACTTGGACAAGCTACAGTAGCAGTATGGAGAAGTGGTACTAATGCTTACTACGGCGTTCGAGTTGAAAATACTGGAGGCAACACCGGAATTAAAGCAATATGGGGCGACGGGTATATTCAAGCATCTGGTGAACCTCTTTCTTGGCAATCTTCATATGAGTTTACTTACACTGCCGGAACAACCAGTGCAGTTCAATCAATGTTTCAAATACAACCAGGCGGTGGGTCTTTATGGTTTCCAAATAATGCTGGTACATACGCACCAACAAGCCGATGGACATTTACTTTGTGGGAGATCGCAGTATGAGCATACTAAAAGTTCAACAGCTACAGCATACTAATGGAACCAATGCAATGACTATTGCAACTAGTGGTGCTACTGCTTTTGGCGGTGCAGTAACGAATAGCAATCAACCATGCTGGAGATTAAATGGATATAATGGAGCAACATTAGTTCCACCTATAAACAATTCTACTGTACATACTTACAGACAAGTTGATTTTTCACAAGGATGTAGTGCATCAACCTCAAGAGTAACAATAAGTACGGCAGGCAAATATCTAGTAGGTCTTAGATTTGTAGTAGGCAATCCTAGTGCTAATACTGAAACAAGATATATGTCCGTTTATGTGAAAAAAAATGGTAGTAGTTATCCTACTCGATCATTGCAAGGGGCTGAAGCAATATCGGATGGATGGGGATCAGGCAACTCGTATCATACTTTTGCTCTCACAGATGTAATTGACGTTGCTCAAAATGATTATTTAGAAACAGTTATAGGTAGAAGTAGTAGTTCAGATTGGAACGGAAATATATACGATGATAACGGAAGTGGCCACACAGTATTTTATGGTTACCTAGTAGGATAAATATAGATAACAAAGGAATATATAAATGACAGATATAGCACAAGCATTAACTGAACTAGGCATTCAAGAATGGGTACTCAGAGGAGAACCTACTAGTAAAGCTGAATTTGCAACCATGTATGCCAAAGTTACAGGTGCAGATGCCAATGGTTCAGCTATTGAAAGCAACAAAGAATCAGACTGGGGTACAACTTGGGAAGCAGTTGTAGCCAAACGAGATGCACTAACTGCCGCACAACCTATGAAGCTATTAAGAGCAGAACGTGATATCAGATTAGCAGAAACTGACTGGATGGGCAACAGTGATGTAACAATGAGTACAGCATGGAAAAACTATCGCAAAGCACTCAGAGACTTACCAGCGTCAGCTGATCCAAAACTATTAAATGGAATGTTAGATCCAAGCTCAGTTACGTGGCCCACTAAGCCATCATAATTAGTATAAATATGTATAGCAGATAGGATATACATATGGCTCTCAGTAAAAATTTCGAACTTGGTAACTTTGCTAGTGGTTTGGATGTAAACAATAGCACAGGTGCTATTACAAATATAAATCTCAACACTGATGGAATTTCTGAAGGTTCAAATTTATATTACACCGATGCAAGAGTTAATACTTTTGCAGGTGGTGGAAGCCTTGCAACTATAACTACATCAGGC